ATAATAGATTATAGCTCTTTTTTAAATGAGTGGAACGCTACTAAGTGATTTAGATTCATCTGGTCCTGCCGGCATGAATGACGACACCGCCGTTCAAAGAATCTTAAGTGAAATGAATTCTGGCGGCACACAGCAGAATCAACAATTACAGGCTCCTCAAGTTCAGTCAAGACAGCCTCCGGCAATGAATTCTCCAAACCCTAATTCAACCTCACAACATGCTATGGATTCTCATCCCCCTACGGCTCATATTATTGGAGCTGAGCACCCTACTTCCGGTGATTTTGCCCAGATGATGTACGGTGGTCGTAACCAAAATCAACAACAGTATGTGCCTCAAAATCAATATGCGCAACCTATGATGCAAGCCCCTATGTATATGCCATCGATGAACAGAAAAAATTGGTATTCTGATATTGCCGTTGAAGCAAAAACACCAGTGTTAGTGTCTATTATTTTCTTTGTAATGAGTCTTCCTTTTGTCAGTGTTCTTATATCACACTACTTCCCGTCATTTGTGAAAGGCACTGGAGAACTAACAACAATAGGATTAGTTCTAAAATCTTTACTGGCCGGTTCAGCATTTTGGGTTCTTCATAGAATTATCGCACCACTTTTGACTAGTTCATAATAGAAATGAAGTTAGTAGCACTCAAAGAAAATCAAGTGGTTTTGCTCGTTGCTACAGTTTTAGGTTTATATGATTTCTTTACAGTATCATTTAATAGTTTTTTGATAACATCTCTATTTGCTCTCGTGATTTATTATATAACAAGCTCTGTATTCTTAATTGCTTTTGTATATTTCATTCCCCAGATAATAAGAATATCAAATCTTCTTATGGGTAATACGGATGCATTTACAAATCCACAAGAACAAATTACAGAGCGTCTAAAGCACATGGATTCAAAATTCAAATCAGCACAAGGGCCAAATCTAAATCCTGAAACTCCTACTGTTGAATATTTCAATGATGCAAAAGAAATCTCAAAACGAAATGAAGATTTAAGAAATAAGAATGCATTACCTCCAGTAAAGGAAGTTTCCGGCATTATTGACCCTTCTTTACCTTCTGGAGTCTACCCAATTGAAGGAACACCTTCGTATCCTAACTTTATGAAAGAGTCTTTCATTGGAGTACCATCCAATACAAATACTCGCATACAAACAGTTCCTGAAGAAGAAGTTCCTGTTGTTGGAACTATGGAAAATCAATTAAAACAGACTTCTACTGTTGAACCTTTTGATGATGAATCTGTAAATACGGCTTTACAGAGAAATCCTAATAATTCATCATTAGCTCCATCAAATATCAGAAGTGTTTAATTAGATGCCTAGGCGTGATATATGCCCTCCCGGCGTATTATGTATAACTCCCTCATTGATTATTCTTGTAGCAGTTATACTTATCGGGATTAGTGCTTTAATTTATGCTATGAACACATCTAGACCAATCGAAATGTCTATGACGATGCCGAAACAACAAATGCAGATGCAGCAACCTGTATCAATAAACGTAGATAGCGGCGGTGATGGTAGATATACACGAGCCCCCAAACCTCTACGCAATTGGTTAAGCCCGGTTGATTTAGATGGTGCTGTAGTTGGCTCAATGCCTGTATTTAATTCTGGGTCAGTTCCTCTAATTGCTACAAGAGGGTTACCCGAGGCATATCAATCTATGGGTATAGTTACGACTCCAAGTGGTGAACTCCTACCTTTATATGGTCGTCGATTGGCATCCCGCTCCGACCGCTTCAACTATTATACACGCAGTGACACGAACAATCCTATTCCTTTACCAATTAATCATAAACGAAGAGATTGTCAAGATGATGTTGGATGCGAAGAATTATTTGATGGAGAGAGTGTTGAAATTATTCCAACAAAACAAAAAGGGACAGTGACAATTTATCGCTTTAATGGACCGACCTATATCCCTGGAATGATATAGAGAGATGACCACAACATTAAACAGTTGTGCTGGAGCAGATATTGTTTCATTTCCATTACGAACAAGCATAACAGATTTAGAGTCTTACTATTCTTCATTAGAAAATACTGTTCCAAATATTGTTCCAACTTTTACACCACGAACTTCAAATCCAAATTTTAAAGATGATACACGAAGCAGTGGTGAAATTGATGAGTCACAAAATGCTATAAGTGTTACATATAAAGGAAATAGTTATCAACTTATAAATGCCCAGATTACATCACCCACACACACTGACTGGATAGTAAATCCAAATGCTTCATCACCAATTCAAAATAAAATAGATTTTATTGTTACTTTGGAAAATATGCAAGATAAACTTCCAAGATTTGTAATAATTGTTTTACCAATAATTCTTGATAATACTATAACAGTAAATAATACTTATTTACAAGGGCTTGCATATTTATCAAGTGATATAACATACTCATTGAGTTCATTATATAATGGACTTAATGACTATTTTTATTACACAACATGTTTAGCACCACATGGCGATAACGCATTTGTATATGTAAATAGAGATGGTCTAAAAATAAACAGTGATTTGTATCAAAATTTATTAGCAACTTGGACCCAACAAAGTTTAAGTTCTATACAAAATAGAATTCTTGATAATTTAACTCCAACACAAAAAGCTTTATCGAAACTATTTCAAAATGTTAAAAATGCTACAAATCTTCAAGAAATTCAACAACAAATAAATAATATTCAGGCTACTGCTCAAACCCCTGTAATAAATAGTATGGTGGAAACCTGGCCTAGATATTCTCCCCCTTATGATATTATATTAAATGTTCCATCAAAAACAATTACGGCACCAACTCAATCAACAGAAGGATTTACAAATAAAGTAGAAGGATTCCAAGGCGTATGCTCTGGTGCTAATTGCTTTTCACAAGCCCAAGTACAACAAATACTGGCTGATGAAGAAGCAGAAGATTTAAGTCATATTGCTTCTTCAACTAAGTGTGTTCCGCTCGATTTAGATGATGCTCTTGATTCAAGTGGAAACATAATATTTGATAGAGGTGATAGAATAGGTAATATTGAAGCAAATAGAAAGAAGTTAAGAGACCAGTATGCAGCAAAACAAATGACATATGTAGATTTAATAAAAATGACAGCCCCTTTTTTTGCAGTACTTTTTTCAATTGCTCTTATTTACTATGTTGCTTGGCCATTTATTGATAAACAATTTTTAAACAAGGTGATTCCTCTTAATCAGCCATCACCATTATTAAGTATAGCACAAGACTCAAAAAATATTGGTTCTTATATGGTATTTGGTATGATAATATTATTTGGAGGATTTTTAATTGGTGCCGCTGTAGCAAGAGCATATTAGTTTATTCTTTGAGAGAACTCTCAGCAAGATTATCTTTTAGATAAATGTCTTCAGCATCTTTGGAAAAAGATACTGTAGGTAAGGGTACTTTTTCATTTATGCTTGAATCTACAGGCTTGAATGAATTATCACCATCATCGTTTGCTGGAACACCTTGAATGTCTTCATTAGCAGGCTCTTCAATGCTAGGATGCAGTTCGTTTGGTACTAGGTCGGGAGAAGGTTGAATCTGAGTCTCAAATTCATTCGCATGTGTAGCCTTTGAACGACCTTTAATATTCTTTGCTTTACGAGCATGTGATTCAGAATAGAGTGAAGCAATTGCAACAAAACTAGATACTGTAACTAAATAACCATATGTAATTGAGTATAATGCAGCAAGTAGAAGCACCACTATACCAGCATATGTGTCAACAAAATAAGTATATACAACATTTGGTAAAAAGGGAGCAATAGCAAATATCGCTAAATTTACACCAATCAAGATTGTTTCAGTATTCATCTAATAATTATTATTCTTTCATTTTCACGAAAAATACTTATGTTAAAATGTAAAAAAATTGGTATTTTATGTATAAAACTATATATTAGAATAATGAATAAGATTATCACTCATAAAGGATATTCAATCCGTAAATCATGTTTAACAGAAAAACAAAATGAATTAATTCAGAAACAGTGTATTGTTGAGCCAAGAGTGGATGACCGTTACAAAGTAAAAGGTGAATTGAGATTTAAAATTTATCTTGAATCCCCAGAACGTTACTATTTACCACGAGAATGGGCGGTCCAACACTTTGGAGAAGCTGACCAAAATGTTATGTCTGATGGTAGTGATTTAACTGATGAAACATCCAAATTTGTAGGCTCGCCGTATGATTACCAAAAAGATATTATAAATACATATTTGCAATCAAAAAGAAATGGACTAATTTGTGTACCGTGTGGTAAAGGTAAAACATTTATGGCATTAAATATTGCTTCTCAACTCAAAAAGAGATTCTTGATTGTTGTTGATAAAGAATTCTTGATGAACCAATGGAAGAATGAAATGAACTCTGTAATGCCAAATCTCCGAGTTGGAATTATTCAAGCTGAGAAAAGACAGTCTGAAGTAGAAAAATATGATTGTACTATTTGTATGATTCAAACAATTTGTAGTCAAACTTTTCCTAATGACTTCTTTCAGAGCTATGGTTTCACAATATTTGATGAATGTCATCACTTAGGCGCTCATCATTTTAGTAAAGCGTTATTTAAAATTCAAACAAAGAAACTTCTTGGATTATCTGCAACACCAACACGAGCTGATGGGCTAACCAAAGTGTTTGAAATGTTCTTAGGAAAACCGTTATACTGGGAAAAAGTGCGAGAAGCAGACCCAACTGTAATAGTGAAGGGCGTGACAATTACATGTCAAGACCCAGATTATTTACGTGTCCCTTTAGATTATAAAAAGGATGTTGTGATTGCAAGACTTATTACTTACATTATAGAATGTAAAGAACGAAATAAAGAAATTGTTCGCTGGATTGAAGATATGGCAAAAGATACAAATAGAAAGATTTTAGTATTGAGTGCCAGAATTGCTCACTTAGAAGCAATTGATAAATTATTAAATTCTGAAATTACAAGAAGTTATTATATTGGTGGAATGAAAGAAGAAGTTCGTGAAACTGGTGCAAAAGAATCAAAAGTATTACTTGCGAGTTATTCAATGGCATCAGAGGCAATGAATATTAAAAGCTTAAACGCTGTTATTTTAGCAAGCCCTAGGTCAAATGTAGAGCAAAGTACTGGTCGTATTTTAAGAACTCGTGTTAGTGAAAGAATTATTCAACCAATGATTG